CTGATGGTAGTGGTAATTTGTCTTGGACTACGGCGGGTGGTGTTTCCGATGGCGATAAAGGGGACATTACCGTGTCAAGTTCAGGGGGCACTTGGACTATTGACAATGGCGTAGTAACTTATGCAAAGTTGCAAGATGTTAGTGCAACGAATCGCTTATTAGGGCGCGCAACCGCTGGCGCTGGTGATGCAGAGGAAATAACGATTGGTAGTGGGTTGAGTTTGAGTGGCACGACTTTGAGTGCAATTGCACCAAAGGCGATAGTCTACAAAACTGCAGACGAGACAGTTACAAGCTCCACGACATTGCAAGATGATAATGAGCTTGAATATGCAATGACAAGCGGGCGTAATTATTTTTTTGAATTGCAGTTGCTTTTTGGACGTGTTAATACGTCTGCAAGTCCTGGCTTAAAATTCGCAATTGATGGTAATTCAATGGGATATATAGCAACTGTTTTAGCGGATGGGAGCACTACTGGTCCTGTGCAAACAACTACAACAAATGCAGATGTTCCGCGTAGTGCGCAGTTCCAGATAGCCATAAAATGCACAAGTAATTATACACTTAAATTCAAATGGGCTCAAAATACAAGCTCCACGACTGGTGTAAAAGTGCATAAAGGTAGTTGTTTAGTTGTTTACGAGACAGTATAATGACAATAGAATTATACAAAGTTAGTCAAGCCATGAGCACCCCTGCAATAGCATGGGATGCAGATGGCAACCCAACGGAATACGGCGAGCCTTTCCCCGTTCTGCTATGGAAATTCCGAGACGAGAACGGCAATTTATGGAATACCGAGACTGGTATTGATGGCACTGAAGAAGATGCAGCGAGTATCATATTAGGTAGTATATCGAGTGAGTGAATACAGACCGCGTTTGAATGAGCAAGAATACGCTGCTATACTGAAGTATAGACAAGGCAAGCGCTTTGATCCTGATGCAATACAGGTAAGCGAGCCTACAATAGTGCCAGAGTGGCTTAACACGATGGAAGATGGACGCGAAGAGGTTTTACCGACGCTTCGCATCGAAGGTAAGACCGCTGTATTTTCGGATATTCATTTAGGTATCCATGACAAAGCGGCTTTGATTGCAGCGATACAATATGCGAAGCAAGACCGAGTCGAGAATATCATTCTAAACGGCGATATACTAGATGCGGCTCAAATCTCAGGACATCCGAAGACAGCCGATACGCCGAAGTTCCTAAACGAGCTCGAACTTACCAAGCAGTTTTTAGAGGGCTTGCGTTCAGAGTTCAAAGAGCAAAAGATATACTTTAAATTAGGCAATCACGAGGATAGATTGCAACGCTATTTGATGGCAAAAGCCGATGCAGTTGCGGAGCTGATTCATTACCGCCATTTACTCAAGCTTGATGAGTTTGATATTAGGTATGTTGAGTCGACACAGTTTATGCGCATAGAAAATACATACATAGTCCATGGTCACGAGATGAAAGTAAGCGGCGGCGTAAACCCCGCCCGCGCTTTGATTCTCAAAGCGGCGGCGAATGTCGTGATGGGACATGTACATAGAACTTCTTTTGCATCTATCAAGAGCTTGGACGGTAAGTTTTACAAGGCATATACAACGGGCTGTTTGTGCAAGCTGAAACAAAACTATATGCCACACTCAAATAGCAATCACGGTTTTGCAATCATTCAAGAGAATGGCGTTGTGGATAATCTCTTTATTGAGAACGGAGTAGTGCAATGAAATTTAACGACATACTCAATGCTGCTATTCTGGTTGGAGTCTTGATTATTATCGGCTTTGTTTCAGGGCTTCACATAGGCAAGACAAGCCAAAAAAGACTAACTGATACAATTACTCAAGTTCAGGTCTTAGAGCGCCCTGTGACGATTAGAGACTCAGTACATACGAAGTCCGTAACTATTCGCACTAAAGATACTATTTACTTTCTTGATCGCCCTGTTGAAATACCATGCGGAGATACTGCATTTATAGCACAAAGCGACTCAGTAATTACCGCGACTCAAGACACAATCAATATGGCTTTTGCCTATGCAAACCGCAAAGGACATTTTTCACTTGTTTACCGCCCAAGACCTGACTCAATTAAGGTAATTACTTTGCCGACTGAAATTCGCACAGAGAATAATTGGAGTTGGGTAGTTGGCGCACTTGGTATTGGATTAGGTTTAGGAGTTTATTATGGCAGGCGCTGATAATCTCAAAGGACATAGCTTCAGAGACAAGCCCGAGCGTATCAATCGGAATGGTAGGCCAAAGGGCTCAATTACTTATGTCAAAGACCTTGCAAAGATGGCAGCCGAGGAGCTTTCAAAACCCGGCAAAGACAAAGAGACCGTCGCTGGTGATATTATCAATATGCTGATACATAAGAAGATCTTGCTAAAAGAAGATATTACCGCGATGAAAGTGCTAATGGAGTTACTCGCACACTTGGATAACCAAGTAGCAGAAAAAGGCAAAATGATTATAGAGTGGGGTTCACAGAATGGACACAGTAGTACGGATAAAACCGCATGATAAACAGCTTGAGATACTTCGGAATCGGAAGCGCTTTAATGTTGTTCGGTGCGGTCGTCGCTTTGGCAAGTCTTATCTCGCTTTTGCTTTGGCCCTTGAGAAAATGCTGGAAATTGATGGAGCGTATGTCTTATACACCGCGCCCTCATATACCGAGCTATCAGGTAGAGAAACAGAAGCGCAGCAGTTCTTTGCACCCCTTGGTGCAACTTACAAACAAGGCCAAATTAAACTAGGCCGTAGTACATTGGTATTGCAAGGTATTTACCGTGCCGACGGTCTTCGCGGTAATAAGTTTCACCGCTTTATTGGTGATGAGTGGGCTCACTGTTCGAATGCTGAAGACGATTGGAATTTTGTCATAAGTCCGATGCTTGCCGATTATGAAGGAGATGCGTTTTTCTTCTCCACGCCAAAAGGCAAAAATCATTTTTGGCAGCTTGACCAAATGTCAGAGACAATGCAAGACTGGCAGTCGTTTCACTATAGCACTTATGACGGCGGTCAAATCAAAGTCAGCGAAATTGATAGACAAAAAGAGATGCTTCCGAGCTTGGTATTTGCTCAAGAGTTTCTTGCAGAATATGTTGACCGCTCTGCTGCTAAGATCAAGCGTGAATGGCTACGCACGACAAACGGCCAAGAATGCACGGCGTATTACATTGGAGTTGACTTGGCAATTAGCCAGAAAGAGACTGCAGACTATACGGCAATCGTTGTAATAGGCACGACAAAAGAAGGCGAGGTTGTTGTAGTTGAAGCGGACCACTTTAGAGCGCAGTTTCAAGAGATAGGACGCAGAATCATTGCAGCAGAACAAAGATGGAATGCAAGAGTAGTTGCAGTCGAATCAAATCAAGCGCAGGCTTGGATGGTTCAAGAGCTGAAACGAAATACCAAGATGAATGTAGTCGGTGTCCGAGCTGATAGAGACAAGGTGATACGCTTCCAACCAGTTGAAGCAAGATACGAGCAAGGGCTTGTATATCACGTGCCTCATATCAATCCGGAATTTACTGAGGAGCTGCTCAGTTTTACGGGCACTCCGCAAGACAAACATGATGACTTTATTGATGCATTGGGCTATGCTTTCAATGCGATTCGCAAAACACCACAGATATATGTATGAGTCTACTTGACCAACTTAGAGATAGGATCGCGGCTGCAGTTGCACCGCGCAAGAATGACAGACCGTTTATACGGTCAGGTGGCTCTCGCAATATCGGTGCTACTCAAGTCGGCAATGAGTTAACCGCGTCGCTTCGAGGCACTGTCTTTGCTTGTTTACAGCATCGAGCCAATGCTTTGAGTGGTATCAAGTTTGATGCGTATAAAGAGCAAAATTGGGAGAAAGAGGAACTTGGTCGCGGTCATTGGACTAGTGAGCTTCTTGCAAATCCTAATCCGTATTTTACTCGCTCTCAAGTTTTCGGATATATTGAAAACTGGCTCTCAATTAACGGCAATGCGTTTATATGGACACCTACAAACGGCTACCGCGTGCCTTTGCAGATGTGGGTGCTAAATCCGACAAGAATGCGAGTCATAAAAGGCGAGAATAACTTTATTGATGGGTATGTCTATCAGTCAGCGCAAGAAGGCAATATCGCAATACCTGAAAAAGAGGTTATTCACCTTGCAAAGCTCCACCCCGCGAGCCGCCCTGAAGAAATCATTGGAATGAATATCTTTGGCGTTGGTCTTGTTTCAGCCGCTCTTGAATATGCGAACATAGACCGCGAGGTGAGTGCGTATTTAGCGCGTCTCTTTGCGAATAATACGGTCCCGCCTCTTATTGCAAAGTTCCCTGAAAGATTCGACCAAGACGAATGGCAAAAGCTTAAGAGCGCTTGGAATGAAGAACTACCGGACTACAAGCTCCGCGCTTTGCTTGGTGGTGGAATGCAATTAGAACTACCACCAAAAGGCGAGCTTGCGGTGAGCTATGACGCAGTGAGCCGTGATACCCGCGCTCAAATCGCACAAGTCTTTGGCGTGCCTCCTGGTATGCTCGATGGCTCGTTTCAAAACAGAGCGACTGCAGATGTTCAGTGGGCAATTTTTAGGCAAAACACAATAGACCCCGAAGCGCTCTATATTGCAGAGGAATTTACGCGCCACTTCCGTAGATGGGAAGAGGATGTCTTAATCGAAGCACAGCCGTACACTTATGCAGATCCCGACGCTGATTTGAGGCAAGAAGAGTTTGAGCTTAAGTGGGGAATCAAGACAATCAACGAAGCACGCGGCGCTCGTGGATATGATCCTGTGCCAGAAGGTAATGTGCCCCTCATTGCAAGTGGCTTAGTTCCTTTGCAAAACGTCGCAAACCCCGCTCCTGTGCCCGTAGCGGCTCGGAAATTACTAACACGATCAAACGGTAAGCTCCCACTCATAACAGCCGATGCAAAGGACTTGTTCTGGAGAAACTTCGACGGCATAACAGAGGCAAATGCCGGATCTCTTGAGAATGTTATTGAGATGATTATTGCTCAAATCAAAGAACAAGTTTTTCAATTAGCAGATGAAGGCGTTTTAACTCTTGCAACTGTGGATATTCCCGAAGCTGAACTTGCACAATACGATGCAATCATTGCCGAGGCGTGTAATGAAGTAGCACAAGAACTCTATGCTACACTTGCAATCGAAGGCGGCGTGCCTCCAACTGCAGAGGTGGTAGCTTTGGTCGAAGAATCAAGCGCAAAGATTCGCGATTCTATCGGAGTTATCAAGCAAGAAGTTCAAGCGACTTTAACTGCAAATGCTGGTAAAGACAAAGACGAGCTGTTTAAGATACTTACAAGCAAGTTCGACTCTTTGCAAACAAGCAGAGCGCGTGCAATCGCAAATACAACCGCCGCAAATGTTACAAGCGGGATGCAATATGCAGTCTATAAAGACGAGGGCTTTGAGATGGTATGGCTAACTCAAAGAGATAGCCGCGTAAGACCGTCTCATGCTCGCATGGAAGGCTCAAAGCAAGGCGCGGATGGATACTTTACGGTAGTGAATGAAGTAAGAGACTCCGAAGGCAATATCATAAGCACAACAACCGAAAAGGCAAAGCGCCCGCTTGGTGAGGGCTTAAGCGCTTCCAATGCTATCAATTGCCGATGCCAATTATTCCCAGTTGAAAAGTAATAAAATAGAGGTTTTAATATGGATTTAATAACACGCGAGCTGAACCTGCAACTTAGGGACGGCTACGAGTACGAAAAAGAGGGCAAAGAATACGAAGAAAAAGAGAACGATCTCTATACCTTTGTAGTCTCCACTCCCGAAGTTGATCGCTATGGCACTATTATAGTTCCAAGCGGAATAGACTATACAGCATATCTAAATAATCCCATTGTCTTAGCACAACATGACTCTGACAAGTGGCCTATTGGTCGCTGCTTGGGTTTTGCAATGAATGGTGAGAATTTAGAAGCGACGATTCAAATTGAGTGTATTACCGAAGAAGGCAAAAAGCTCAATAAACTCATCAATGCCGGATTTGTCAAAGCCGTGTCTGTAGGTATCATTCCAAAGGAATACGAAGAGCAAACAATCGATGGTCAAAAAGTAACAGTATACACTCAATCCGAACTAGTAGAGTTTAGCGTTGTTTCAGTCCCAGCAAATCGCCAAGCTCTTATTAAGAAATCAATCAAGACATTGCTACAAGAATCAATCAATAAATTCAAAAAGGAAAAAAGAATGTTAACCCCTGAGATCGAGCAAAAGATCAAAGACGAGTTACTTCCTGCAATTAAGGAAGCATTCGTTAATGAGGTAATCAATCTTGGCTTTTCACCTGAAGAAGCCGAAGCCTCAGTTAATGCATTTATCACAGCAGGCGCGCCTCCAATGCTTGCAGTTCTCAAAGGCGAAGCACCCGCCGTAGTTGAGCCTGAAGTAGCACCTGAACCAGCAGCAGCCGAGCCACCAGTTGAAGTGGTTGCTGAAGAAGAAGTGCAAGCGGGATTCAAAGCCCCTGAAGTTCGCGTAGGTAAGAAAATTGCAGCTTCCACACAAGCGCAAATCAATGAAGGTATGGATATGATCCAAGCCGGTTACAAAATCATCAAGACTGCAGTAGCCGGCGAAGCAGGCCGTTCAATTACGTTGAATATGCCTAAAAAACTTAACACTGAAGAATTACTTAATTTAATCTAAGGATATTAGCATAATGGAAAACATTATCGTAACAAAAGACCAACTCAAAGAAGTTGTAGACCGCAAGGTAGCAGACCAACTTCGCACACAAAAGCCAACTGCAACTAATGGCTTTGTATCTATTAAAGCAGACCATGATGCACGCCGCGACCAAGCTCGCGTAGTTGCTGATTACATTCTCGCAGTTCACAAAGGCCGCGAAGGTCAAGCAGATGACATTGCACGCAAAGCAAACGAGAAGTATATCACACGCGCAAACTTCAACACTGGCACATCCTCACAAGGTGGCGCTGCAGTTCCTCAGTTTTGGGTAGAAGAAATCATGTCTTTTGCAGACCAATACGGATATGCAAGAGCACTCGCAAAAATCTATCCAATGCGCGGCAAAACAGAGAACTTGGTATCAAGCGGCGCGTTCACAGGCGCAGTAGTTGCTGAAGGTTCTGGTTTGACACTTACAGACTCAACAAACTTCTTCACAGCAACTGCAATGAGTGCTAAGAAGCTCGTAGCTGGTGCGATTATCTCCGAAGAGCAATTGCAAGATGCAACTCCTGCATTCTTGGATTATGTTGTGAACGGCCTTGGTCGCGCTCTTGCTGAAACTGAAGACAAGCAATTTTTCAATGGTGACGGTTCAGGTGCTAACTTTACAGGATTGCTCAATACAGCAAATACTACAGTAGTTCGCCAAGGTGGTTCAGATTCATCTACAAAAGATGCATTCTCCGATATTTCTTGGACAGACCTTTGGAACTTGCGCCTTGGTATTAACTCTGGCGTTGGTGCTAATGGCGTATTCGTAGTGCCTCAAAGCGTATTCGGATTCTTGATGAAAGAAACAGCAGGCAGCCGCCCTGTATTCGATATGATTAGACCGCTTGATGTTCCTTCAATTGGCCTCACAGCACTCACAGGAAATACATACTTCACACCAACAGGCCGCCCGATGCATGTTGTACCTGATGCACTCTTCCCATCAAGCGCAGCAAACAAAGCATCTGCAATTTATTGTGACTTCTCACAATTTACAGTAATGGGTATCCGCGAAGACGTTACAGTTAACGAATACAAAGAATACTTTGGTGCTACTGGCTTGGGTGGAACTCATCAAAAAGGTATCGAAGTAGTTGAGCGCGTTGCTTTCGCATTCCCAGCTCCTTCTGCAATCGGCGTTCTCAAAACTTCAACAACCTAATTAGGTGATTTATGCTCGTAGATGTAATTCTAATCGAGCCGTATAATGGCGTATCGGCGGGATATGAGACTTCTCTTCCCGCCGAGATTGCCGAGGCTCTTATTAAAGAAGGCAAGGCTAAAGATGCACACGCTCCAAAGCCCGCGCCAAAAGTAGAAACAAAGAAAACAGGTAAATAATCATGCCATATACAAGTGCAAATCCAAGGGCTTTCTCGGCTCTTATGACCTTTCTTAATTTGGAAGTTAATGGCGATCCGACATCCGAGGATACGGCGCTCTATACTTGGTTTGATGACCTGATTACGACGTGCTATGTGGAGGCTGAGTCCTATTGTGGCCAGCCTCTCCGTAGCGGTACGGTAAATTATCAATTTTACGCTTCTAAAGCCCAAAGAGGCCTCGAAGCGAATCACTCATGGAAATACATACCCTATGCTGCAAATACCACTCTCACGGCTCTGCAATGGCGTGAGAATGAGTTTGGCACATATGCGAATTTTGACGCGGGTAATTACGCATGGAATGCAGAGCCATATGCGAATTATATTGTATTTCGTGATAAGACAACAGGACAATTTAAAGCGACGCTTGCGACTGGTTATACCGACGCAGCAATGCCATATACAATCTTGCAAGGCATAGCCGAAATGGTAGCACTTGCATACAAACAAAGCCCTCAAGGCGGCAATTGGTTCGGACTTAACTCGGTAGCAACAGGCGGCGCGGGTCAAACAGTTAGCCAATCGCTCAAAACCGATATAGGATGGCATAAGTACTTTGCGCAGTTCGTTATACCAACGGTCTAATTATGATCAATGCTGAAGCTTTAAAGGGCATTTTACGGCCAGTTATCCTAAATAGCTTGGAACGGATGCCGTTTGTGATGCAGGCGTATATCGGAGCGAATATGACCTTTCAGGGTCAAGCCGATAGAATCGCACCATCAAAGAGCGATAAACTAACAACTTACTCTGGTGCTCTTTTCCGAAGTTTTGCAAAAGGACAGCCCGGAAATGTTTTCAAAGTCTCAGAACAAGGCAATAACTTTGAGGTAGAATACGGTTCAAGTGTTCGATATGCTGCAATACAAGAATTTGGCGGGTTTATTAAAGCATCACCATTGACCGTGATTAAAAGCAAAAGCGGTCGTAAGATGAACAAGTCCACTTATGCAATGGCTCAATTCTTTTGGGCTAAGTTCTATGAAACAAAGCAGCCGTACTTCAAACGCCTTGCACTTGGAGTCGAAAAGAAAGGCGGTGTGAATATACCCGCGCGACCTTACTTTAATCCCGCAGTTGAGCGGCTCAGGCAAGACTCTAAATTTGCAAACGATATAAAACAACAAGTCATATCCGGAATACAACAATGGCAAGAGAATCAGCGGCGCTCAAATCTATAGCCGATAAACTACGCACTATGAGCGGTGTGAAAGTCTATGACCAAGTGATGCTTGACAAGTGGAATACCTATCAGTTCCCTTTTGTCGGTATTCTTTCAGGTGCAGACGCTCGCGAGGTCATTGGGCTCGAAGATGACTCCGCTTTTGCTAACAAGGGCACTTTGGATATGTATTTGCTTGTCGGAGTGCAAGTCAAGAAGAATAGCACCGCGGGTAAGGCGAATTTACGCGATGCTTTAGCCGATCTATGCGAGGCAATTGAAAATAAGCTCACAAATTACAGCCCTACAGTCTATGAGTCCGATTATGAGCGCACGATATTTGCGCCTGTGCACTTTATAGACTCTCAAGCGGTAACATATAACGACGATGAGACCAAAGGCATCTCATTTATGACATTTAGAACGGTATATTACAGAGGTGAAGTATGAAATTGAGTGCTTGTGTAATCTTTCAGGATGGAGATGACCTGAAAGGATGGCGCGACTCTTTGCCCGAAGACAATGTCGAGGTGATTGCTCTTCGAACTGCAGTGAACCCGGACCTCAAAGAGCCAGAGTTTCGTGAGATTGGTCGCACAAGCGATCATGTCGTATTGTCTTGGGAGTATCCGAGTTTTGAAGAGTATTTTGACTTTAGTTATTGCAGAAACAAGCTAGATGAATATGCTACTGGTGATTGGATATTGCACATGGACTCCGATGAGCGCCTTGCAAGTCCGCATGATGAGTTTTGGGCGTATTTGAGCGAGATCAATCCAACTGAAGCAGTCGCGGCGTATGTCTCTATTGCAGGATGCAATTATGACATTGATGAGAAATTCCCAAACATACGCACTCGGTATAATATCCCTGCAATGAGATTGCACCGCCGTAGTTCGTTCCTAAAGTGGAAGGCAATTTGCCATGAGACACTGCATTTAGATCTTGATGGCACGGTCACAGCCGATACGGATATTTTGCTATACCACAAAGGATATAGCCAAGACAAAGAGGCGATACTTGAGAAAGCAAAACGAAACGGCGGCTTAATGGTGCGAGAATACACACGCGAGAAATCACAACGAAACTGGGACTATTTAGTTAACACTTTTTCTTATGTAAAACAATTATCCAAGAGGTAATATCATGGTAGTAGGCGGCGCTAACCTTAGCGTATTTTACACAGCCAATGAACTCGGGACAAATCCAACAGTCGGAGCGACCCCTGTTTATTCAATGAAGCGCAAAATCAAAACTTCATTGACAAGAACAACATTTACAATCGATCAAAACGAAGACAATCCGGAACTCACAGACTTCCTCGAAGAATATGCACCTGTTACAACCGTAACTGCAGACCAAGGTGAGTATGAGGATGGCACAAAGTTCAACTCATCACAAGCGACAAGCGACACACTTTTGCAAATCGTATATGGTGGCGTTGACACAGTGAGCAAGAAGCGTAAGGTAGTCTTGATGCTTTGCAAAATGGCTCAAGATGCTGGTTCATTCGATCAAGAGTCAGGTAAGTATACAAAGCCAAAGGTAGCAGGCGATATCGTGAACAACGATACTGACTTGGTTATTGGGACAAGCTACTTTTTGACTACTCTTGTAACAGGCTTGGAAGCAGTTACAATCCCCGCAAAGATTGGCTACAAAGAAGTATGGTTCACAGACCCTAATACGCCGTAATTTACACAAGGGGCGGGTTTTGCCCGCCCCATTATTTAACACAAAGGAGATTGCATGAAATTATACCTAAACGAAACAGCACACGAAGTAGCACTTTACACTAAATTGACCCCTGCTCTTTATGACAAGGTTACGCCGCTTCTCTCAGAACTTGCAAATACTAAAGGCGCTCAAGCAGCCGCCGAGACCGAGATCATGGAGAAGGTATTTAGCCGCGAGAGCCTTGCAAAAAAGATAGACTTGACAAAGGGGCAAGAAGCGTTCAAAGATATTATGAATGAGTTTGAGTTTCAAGAGATTGTAAAGACTGCATATTTGAAAGTCCGTGCAAACTTATTCGAGCTTATCAATGTCGATGATACAACCATACCGAAAATCTTTGAGTTTGTGAAAGCAGTGATAGATGAGAGCAAAGTGCAGAATACAGAGCTCTTGAGTGGTATTCAGTCCGAAGTTACAAGCGAGTTTTGGCAAAACCAAGATCTTGATGGAATCTTGGACTCACTTAAGTTTTTTCGTGAAACAGTATGCAAACGAATCCGCATTGTGTGAGTACTATTTGAATGAGCTTGTGGTCTTTAATGACCCAGACGATGACGAGTATGAAGAGAGTGACGATGACAGTGCGTATTATCTCGGCGAACTTATAGGCTCTTATTGGATATTCAAAGGCGTTGCAGGCGGCGATCCTGCAGCGTATTTGAGACTTTACTACGACACGCCCCGTGTCGATGTAATCCGCACATATGCCTATACCGTAAATTACCACAAAGAACGCCGCAAAATGGAGCGCAGAATCAATGGCCGATGATATTAAAATCAAACTTGGTTTAGATGCATCTCAACTCTTCAACGGTTTGGATGTAGCATTAAAAAAAGTCAATGACGGTATTAAAGGCCTCCCTGATGTCGGAGATGCCATAGCATCCGATATACCCTCGGCTCAAAACAAGCTCAATAGTTTTGTCAATGAACAAAAACAGCTCTTAGTAGCCTTGCGATTGCAAGGCAAAGAGGGGTCTGATAGTTATGCAGAAATAGAAGCAGCCATTAAAGAAGCCAATGTAGAGCTTAAAAAAATGGAAGATGCTACTAATGCTGTCAATGCCTCATTTCAAGAAGTAGAGACATCTGCTGGTGGCATTGGTGGCGTTTTTGAGGGACTAAAAGGCGGGCTTAATGATGCATTCTCAGGTGGTTTGATTGGCGGGCTTGTTGGTGGTGGTATTGCAGGTGCTGTTCAAACTGGTATCGGTGCTATTGTCGATGGCTTTGGAGCGGTGGTAGATGCAGGGCGCGGGCTTATTTCCGCACAAGGAGACTTGCAAGCTCAAACAGGCGCGACGGGTGATGAACTTGAAGCTCTTAAAAAAGCCGCCGAGGATGCATTCCTTGGTGGCGTTGGTGAATCAGCAGCCGAAGCTACGAAAGTGATTAGTAATGCGGCTGTAGTGCTAAAAGGGGCACTCCCTACCGAAGAACTTGGTAAATTCACAGCAGGGGCGCAAGCGCTTGGAGCTCTCTATGACAAGGATGTTAACGAAGTAGTTGCGAAATCAGCGCCCTTTATTAAACAGTTCGGTCTTGGCGGGCAAGAAGCATTCGACTTGATTGCCTTTGCAGCCAAAGAGGGCAAGACATCACAAGACGACGTGCTTGATACACTTGCCGAGTATTCTCAGTTATTGCAAGAAGCAGGATTCTCTGCTGAAGAGTTCGCGGGTCAAATGGCAATAGCAGGGCAAGAGGGCTTGTTTAATACCGACAAGATTGCAGACTCTATCAAAGAAGCGCAAATCCGCTTAAAAGCGGGTGATACGGCAAAGGCATTTGCAGATATAAAAACTCAATTACCGCAAGCGCTTGGTTCAACTCTTGGCAATCTTGAGCAACTTGCATCAAGTGGCCAAATTACTATCAAAGAGTTCTTAAGCAAATCAGGCGAAGCTATTAAAACTGCATTCGATTCGGGGCAAATCTCCGAAGCGATGGCTACACAATTACAAGTAGCAGTTGCCGGAACGCCAGCCGAAGATATTGGAGTCGAAGCCTATAACAAAATGTTCGGCGCTCCAATACCAGTCGATGAAATTAAGAAAAAAGCAGAGCAAGCCGGTAAAGATGCTATGAATGCAGCAGGGCAGTATCTAAGCTTTGATATGGTTGGTCGTAACTTATCGCTTGCCTTTGAAAAAGGCAGCGCGCTTGTTGTCGGAGGCTTATCTCAGACTTTCGGCATGATAGCACAAGCGATCGGGCCGACTTTGACCGAACTTGGTGATGCTATAGGTGGTGCGTTTGAAAGAGGATGGTCAATTGTGCAGCCTATTTTAGCATTGATTGGCGGTGGGATAATGATAAATATAGTTGGCGTTCTAAATGCTGCTATGGTAGTGATAACTACAATTTATGATGTATTTTCATCAGCATTTGACGCTATTGTAAACGCGTTGCAGCCTTTGATACAAGTATTCAAAGAAGCATTCGGACTAGACGGCGCTCTTGGTGAGGGCATGGATGTCGTTAAGATGTTTCAAGATGGCTTGAATCTTATGACTGAAGTAATGGGCGAAGTCGGTGGCATTATTGCAGACTTTGGCGGGCTAATTATAGAGTTCTTAATTACCCCACTTGAAACCGTTATATCCGTCATTGCTGATGTAGTGCGATCGATTGCAGGATGGATGCAAAGCAATGATAAAAATACAGAATCAGTAAAGCAGTCAGGCGAGGCGGTAAAACAGTCCAAAGGTTTTGTCGATACGCTCCGCACTGCATTCGATAACATCCGAGGAACTATCGGAGGCGTTCGCGAGTCCTTTATTCAAATCAAAACTACTATCGGTGAGTTTTGGGATGCTATTACACAGTTTGACCTTAAAAAAGCGCTTGAAGCTTTTACTGGTTTTGGTGATAAAGTAAGTCAAGCGTATGATCGCGGATTTAATAAAACAAAAGAGACTATTAAAGCAACTGCAGAGGCGCAAAAGAAAGCAATAGAAGATACGAAGAAAACAGGTCTTGAAAACATAAAACTTACAGAGCTAACTGAAGAAGAAAAGAAGAAATTAGAAGATGAAAAGAAAAAGAAAAAAGGCTCGCAAACTGCAAAAGATGCAGAATCCGAACTTCAGCAACTCAAAAGATTCTACAAAAGCCGCCAAGACGAGCTAAAGAATGATATTGAGCGGGAGCTAAACTCTGAAAAAAACAGAGGTAAGGATAAAAAAGCATTAAGGGCACAACTCGAAGCCGAAGCAAATGTCGAGCTACGGAAATACCTTAACGAGCGTATCGGAGGTATTGCAGATGCTAATGTGTTCCTTGATAAAAACCAGCTTACTGCAAAAATAACTCCTAGTAAAAAGAAAGGCGAAACAGTTGCAGATATAGATAATTTCTATACGCAAGAAATGGCGAAGTTAGGGGATAAGTTAGTAGTTGAAGTAGGTATCAGTGCAAAGCCGCCCGAGTTTAAAGACTTTGAAAAAGAATACGCTAATCTCGCAAAAGAAATCGAGAAAACATCCGAGTCTTTAGTACCCAAAACCCTCGCCACGAGTCAAGAGGCACTTGATGGCACTATTGCGTCGGTTCAACAATATATCGACTTCATAAAGCTTCAGAATGATGAAATCGCACTCAAACAAGCAGAGGCAATCGCGGCGGGTAATCAAGAGGCGGCGGATAAATTTGGCGAGTCTATACAAAGCAATATTCAGAATATCAACTTGTTAAGTTCTAGGCTAGAGCGATTCGGAACTGAAAGCAAAACCGCAATCGAGAAAGCCGCCCGCGAGTCAACACTTGAGTTCCAAATTCAAACCGCTTTGCAGACCAGCATTCTTGATGTATTTAATGCAGAGAAAATCAAGAAAGAGAAAGAAGCAAACGATAAGATTCGTGAGGAACGCTTAGGGGCTCTTAATGCTGAAGAAGACGACTTAACAAAGAGCCTCGCAAAGAGAGAGATTAGCTTTGAGGATTACGCCGCAAAAATTGCCGATATTGACGCGCAAAGACAGGCCGCCGAAGAGCAAACGGAGACTACATTCCTTGAGCGCCTTAAAACCGTCGGAGATCAGACCGCCGCGAGCGTATTCAAAGCGCAGTCCGAGATATTCAAGAAAAATGCCGAAGGCATGGAAGGCAATCAAAAGATATTCAATGAGGCAATCGGTCAGACACTCGAATCTTTTGGCGCTCTTGCAGAATCCGGAAAAGCAACATTAGCAGACTTTGGAGCGGCCGCCGCGGGTGCAGCATTCGATGCCGTATCTAAAATGATACCGTCTTTTGTGGTCGGTATTCTTGGAAGTTCAATCACCACACTCGGACCGATTGCAGGGCCTATTGTGGCTGCTACATTGACCGCAGGGCTTCAGTTACTCCTTTCAGCAGCGCGTGGCTCTCTTGGCTTTAAAGACGGCGTTGTAGGCCTCGAAGGTCCGGGCGATGAGCGAAGCGACTCAATACCAGCATGGCTCTCAAAAGGCGAGTCTGTTATTACAGCCGCGGGTACGCGTGCAAACCGCCAAGAGCTTGAGTGGATGAATGCAAATCCCGGAATGAGTATTCGCGACTACTTTACAGCACAAGCCCCCCAAGTTCGCTATTCAGTTCAAGAGGATGGCAATCTTATTCAAGAAGTGAGAAAACTTCGCGAAGAAACCCGCGGGCTTGGTAAGCAAATCAATCGGAATACTCATGTCGAAATAAGCGGCGCTCTTGTAGCCGATAATAACTCAATCAAGGCCGTAATCGAAAGAGATCGCCGCCGTAATGCAAGGAGAGGATAATTATGTCTTGGAGATATTGGGTAAAATTCGAAGGTGCTACAGAGCCTACTTTCAATCCTGTTAATACACTCGGAGTCGAACTCCCTATCTTTGGTATCCATCCGAACTATCAAGTAGAATCCTCAAACGAGGTCAGCATGTCCGGAACGGAAATCGGACAGCGCAGAGTGCGGGTATCTTTAGAGGTAGATTGCATCCCGGTAAGCACATGGGACTATGATACTGTCAATACGGATTCGATTCTCTATTTGCTTAATGATATATTGCAAATGAAATACACTCGCATAGTTGAACCGACAGCCCCTAAGCAGATGCCCCCAAGATTCCAAAGCGGAGGGCAATTTGAAAAAATGCGAACTCTAATTCCCTTTGTTTTTGCACGGTGTGACTACTCGAATGAGAAACAATGGGCTTCAGGGCTTGAGAAGTTCACTATCACCTGTTACCGCAAGGACTTGATCTAATGGCTCTAACAAATCAGCGCTTTGTGACCACTTGGACTTCCGAGGATAGCATTCAATGGCGTATGTATATCATTCCAAGCAGTGTAAACTACATAAGCCCCGGCGTAAGTTCCGATGTTACCCTGCCGAGTGAGTTCTTGTTACGAGATATGAGCCTTGATACCGAGCTTGGTAGCATCCCTGCAGGGCTTGTTAGCCAAGTGCTTAAAATCAGCGTAAATATAGCCGCTTTGCAAGGCACTGACGCACTCAATGACCTAAGAGCCGACTTACTACGAGGCACGACCGCAAAACGCAAGCCGCTAAATAGCGATGGGTCTAATTTTCTTAGTGGTCTTTTGCTAAACTCCCAGCTTGAGTTTGATGCTTTTAATACTTTTATTCTGCAGTACAATGACGGGAGCGGATGGAAAGTCGCATTCATAGGATGCCAAAAATACAGCGCGGAGAACGAGATTGAAGTTACCGCTTTGGATAATGTCGTTAGATTCAGCATTGAGATTTACGACATAATGCGATGCATTGGCGAGATCATAAGCCCTGATGTGTGGAAGATGGCGCTTCGAGTTACTGACGAGCAAGTTGCATATTCTACTGCACTTACAAGGCCAGAGAATACGAATTTTCGCGAAATTATCATTAGTAAATATCCAGGATTGACTTCATTATCTGGCGAGTTATATGCAGTTGATTGGCTTGGTGGATCATATCTGCTTTATGTATCTACATTCAAGCGATTGAAAGAGAAAATAGGCACTATGTATAGTGCGTACATGAGATCAATTACGCAAAAGGTATCGGCAAGTTTCACGGCGCACCAGTTTTTTACTGAAACAACAACATTCTATACAATGAATGATGCTAATAATGTAATAAGTAATGTTGAAGTAGGTGATGATTATCTGTGCTATGTTGCTGAAATTTGGGAAATTACGCCAGATGGCACGCGCCTTGTATCAGGCGCTCATAAAGATCCGCTAATGTTTGAGCAGTTTACTAATTTTCATGAAGTATATCGCTCAATAACCGAGAATGCACTTGAGATAGGACGATTGGAATATGGAGTCACTACGGGCACGCCAGATGCATATACGGCTACTGTGGTAGCATCAAATCCGTATCCAGCACTTGCATCGCCGAGTATTGAATTTAATCAGGACAATACTTACGGCAACTTCAAAATGAAGATGTTTAGCGAAGCATTGAATCAAGTCAATGTTTCAGTTAGTAATGTGAACGGCGAAAGCGACACAAAGATTTATAAATACGGCAATCAAGGGACAAGCGGCGATAATAGTAAAGACTTAAAAGTTATGTTTCACAATGTGCCTATTATTACAAATCGAAAAAGCATAACTTATTTTGGAGTCACAGGTGAATATGCATGGTTTAGATTTACTATAAACTCTGGTAATTTGTTGTATTTTGATACAACAGAATATATCGAATCAGTAAGAAAGGTTAGCCATTATACCATGATTGCCTTTGGTGGCGAGACTTTTGCCCAAAACTCAAGCACTAATAGCCTTATAGATAGAGCACAAGTGCAGATGCTACTTGACCAGCAAGAAAGCGGACTACCTACAACGATGGCACTTGCTATGGTGAACTTTCTCGGACGGCCAAAACAAGCAGAAGGCTCTTTGACGAGCACATATAGCGCAGTTAAGTTTCCCGATGTAGGCAAGCGATGCGAAGTAAACTTAAATGATTATAATTCTCTTTTACAAGCTATTTACGGAACTAACAAAGCCCGGGCAGTCATTGTAGCTAACTCGCATAAGATATATGAAGGCATGTCAGATATTACACTACGAATTGATGCGGAGTCAATCTAATGAAATTCAATGAACCCATAAGGCCAGCCGGCATTGGAAGACAGCAAGTAGCTTTTGATGTAGATACCAATCCAAGCGAATATAATGTTGATGCCGTTGTAAATAATGAACAAACAATTATAGATACTTCAAGCGATGTATCGTATTCAACTCTTGCAAAAGCAAAAGCAAGCGCCGAAGCGACTGCAACATCCTTAAAACAGGATATGCAAAACACAGGATTTGAAATCACAGGAATAAATGATTTTTACTTTAATGCTGGTAGTGTTGGAGTTGATATTCCGTGGAATCAAACAAGAAATATCGTCTCATCGCCTTTGTATTGGTATAATTGGTATGATCGCTATATCTATGTTCGAAAACCCGGTTGGTATTTTGTAAAAGCATTTTTTTTCGCACCTGAAGTAAATGCAGGGCATGAATGGGGCATAAAGTTAGTATCAAATGTTACTCTCAACAGCCCTAATTATGAAGTATACTCAACTTACATGGATTATAGATTTACAAGCAAGCATCCTCAAATAAATGGATCAACGCTATTCAATGCGCCAGAGCAAGCATTTAAAAATAATGGCGGCGGATTACCGGGCTTTAAAATCAGATTGTATTCAAGCAATAGCAATGTGAGTTTTAATAGCTTTAATACCTATGCTAACTTGCAAGTATTTAGACTATCCGATCTCGAACATTCAACAAGACTTATTCTCTAATAACAGGATCAACAATGGAATTTTACTCAGGAAAATACGGCAAAGATAGAAGGCGAGTAGTTGGTGACTTTGGGCAATTTGATACAAATGCCTATGCTACCGGCGATATACTTTCTTCAAATGCAGTCGCATTCGGACCTGTTGCAAGAGCAGTAGGTATGTCAGGAAATGTAGTGCGAATTATGATGAAAGAAACCGCAACAAGTGGAAGCATTCAAAAGCCAGCACTTCGCTTGTGGCTATTCGGCTCTGCAATCGTGCCAGCCGCACGGAACGCAGCTCAAGCATTCACAGGAACACAACTTGATGCCTTTTTAGGCACGGTATCATTCTTGAATACTGATTGGATTGATTGTGCCTCCAATGTTGCAAGCGTTGAGAAAACAATTGACTTGCCTTTTGTGCTTCAGACTAACTCATCAACGCTTTATCTCGTTCCTGAAGTTCGAGCCGCTTATACTTTTAACTCAACAGGCCGTATTGTTGCACAAATCGTAGTGGAGACAGACTAATGTCAAAAACATTCACTGATGCAAACACAGGAGATACTTTTACGCTTCCAAATAATAGCATTCAAGAAGCATTTAAAGGCGAGGAAATCTGCAGGCTAATCCTAACTAATGGCACAGAATACGATGTATCGGATACATGGGAATATGTAATTGGCGAGATACTAGGCGGTAATGCCTAATGACAATTCGCATAACCGACCCCGAGGATGTGAAGATTATCAAGAAGTATGCTGCAAGCAAAGGCTTGAAGCCAGCACAGGCGATCTTGCGCGCAATCAAAGATAGCGACCAGCTCCCTTTTGCACAAGGCGAAGCGGCTACGGCTAAGTTTATGCTACGAGTGATGAAAGAAGATTGGTATAGTAAAAAACCCTAGCAGATGCACACTCTGCTAGGGTCTTGTCCAACTTGGGGGGAGAACTATAAGTGACGGCTATGATGGGCCGCTGATTGCAACCTACGTAAAAATTCCGTATAATGCAAATAAAAAAGGCTAACTTCCCCGGTTAGCCTTTTTAGCACGCCAATGCTTTGAGTATTTGGCCACCTGCAAAAATGAAGCATGATGACACTCAAATATACTAAAATGATTCAAATAGAAATACATAAAATTTCAGGCGAGAGCTATCGAGCCGCCGTGCCTACGCTGCAATCTGTCGCAAACCTTGCAGAAATTCGCGACATTACGAAAATTTTTGTTATTGCCATAACTCCCCGAGAATTCAACTACTTACGCTCGCTTGACCTACCTAACAAAGTGGAAATAATTAGATAATTAAAAAAAATACTTGACACGTGTTCACATATTGCGTATGTTCGCACCGTAATTAACAACGCACTAACAAACGGAGTGAACGCGATGAAACTCAAACCACACAAAATCTACCAAACATACAAAGATGCAATGACCGCACTGTTTATGTATCCACCAGGCGAGGCAAAAGTTGTCCCCTACAACGGCAAATGGATAATCGTTTTACGAGGCTGAAAATGAATGAGGATTTTAAAGACGAAGTCATGACCGCAATTATCGGCATATGCTGGGTTCTATTTTTCGGCTATATCATTATGTATTCACTAATCAACGGAATAATCAGATGAAACTCAAACTATGGCACTTAGCCGTAATACTTGCACTTTGCTTTGTAGCAATCCGAGCTTATGACTTTTGGCTTTACGGACAGGAGATAAAATGAGCGCATGGGTAACAATTAGCGAAGCCGCCGATATGTATGGCGTATCAAAGCGGCTCTTGCACTATATGGCTACAGGACGCCCCGCAGATGATGAGCGCAACGAGAAAAAACCAACACTGCGCAAAATCAAGACACTACCATACGGACAAAAAACAATGTACTTACTTAATGTCGAAGAACTTAATAAACACTTTGGAGTATTAGCATGAATGAATGCGATATTGACACAATGGTAGAGGTCGAACAAATGAAATGCCGAGAGGCAATTGCTAGACACATGAAAGCAACAGAAAGAGTCCGAGCCCTTGAGAAAGAACTAGAGCAAGCAGAGAACGAACTTGAAGAAGCAACAGAACAGATGCACCTTTTAGGCATCGATTACGAAAGATAATTTTTTTTAAAGGAGAAACAGCATGAGACACATCACACAAACAAGCGGAATGACAGTAACAGGGCTCAATGTCCTAATTTACGGCGATCCTGGGATCGGCAAGACTACGCTTGCGAATACCGCGCCGAATCCAATTGTATTAGACTTCGACAGAGGGCTTCATAGATCCTCTTTGCTTAAGAACGGCTTGCAGTTTGAGTCATGGCAGGACTTGTTATCGAATAAGACCGAACTTGATGCAATCCTCGCACAGCATGATACTATTATCGTGGACACAGCAGGCACGGTGATTGAATTAATGCAGATGCACCTTGTATCAAACAACCCCGGACTTCTTCGCAATACAATCAAACTATGGGGCGAAACAAAGCGTATATTCCAAGAGTTTTTTACGCCTTTGAAGCTATCCGGTAAAAACGTCGTATTCATTGCACACGCAAAAGAGAAAGAAGAAGGCGATATGCGTATCAAGCGCCCTTTGATACCAGGCGCAAGTTATGACCTACTTATGCAGTCATGTGACCTTGTCGGATACTATACAACGCAAGGCAATAAGCGCGTGCTAACCTTTGACCTCTCTGATAGCATTGTAGCCAAGAACTGCGCGGAAATTGCACCTGTTCACGTCGATGGCTTGCACTCTATGACTACTTGCCTTGCTGATATTATCGAACATACCAAGAGTGCAATTAGCCGACGCTCCAAAGAGCAAGAGGCAGCAATTGCACTCGTATCCGAGTGGACTGAAAAAGCCAAAGCCGCAAAAGATGCGAATAAGTTTGTCTCGGACCTTAGCAAAGCAGGCCTTGAGGATGCTTTAAAGCGCGCGGTGTGGGCTTCAGTCGTGACTACATTCGGAGAACGCGGCTTGCAATGGAATAAAGAGAGTGGTAAGTTTGAAGAGGTGGTGAGATGAGTCACACCTTCGAAGTCTGGGGCGCATTCGATGAGGACGATGTGCTCCTAGACTACTCGCTATCCGAAGAGGATGTCAGAGAGTGGGCGTATGACCGCTTCGAGAAAGAGATGGTAAGCATAGCAAGAATGACAATACATAAACGCGAGCTTGTTAAGATTCGCAATTTAAGAGATCCGTATCAGGAGTATAGAGATGAGTAAGCAACAAACAGCAGTAGATTGGTTATGGCAGCAAATGTTGGAAAATAATGTACATGAACTTGAGGAGTTAGTTGGATTTTTCATTACAGCAAGACAAATGGAACGCGAGCAAATTGCAAAAGCATGGGAGCGTAGGGCAATGGATGTGACCGGATATGATTATTACAGACTCTATCATGGTGAATTACCATACGGAGGCGACAATGAGTAAGCAAACTGCGGTTGAGTGGTTGGTAATTAACATAAACCAAGCAATAGACTATATACCATTAAGCAAATGGGACTATATTGCAGATGTAGTTAATTATTCTAAACAAATAGAAAAAATTCAAATAGTAAAAGCATATCAGCAAGGGCAATTGAATACAATAGAATATATGCATAAAGGCACTGAATGTTTAGGCAATGCATATGATTACTACTATGAAACCTACGGAGGCGACCATGAGTAAGCAAACGTCGGTGGAGTGGTTGAAGCAAAGTATAGAAAATACGTCTATACATTGGGGTTCGGAATTATACTATAACCAAAAAGGCGATAGTTTCAATTACCTTGTAATTAGAATACAGCCCGAAAAATTAGACGAGTTTTTTCACCAAGCCTTACAAAAAGAAAAAGAGCAAATAGAGGATGCATACTTAATAGGGCTTATACATCCATTAGAAATGGAAGCAACTAAACAAGCAAAACAATACTACAATGAAACCTACGGAGGCGACCATGAGTAAGCAAACAGCGGTGGATTGGTTGGAGAAGTTGCAGCTTATGAAGTTCCCAAGAGTTAGAGAAGCATTTTTAGACGCATTTAACCAAGCCAAGCAAATGGAGAAAGAACAAATAATCAATACTGGTAATTGTGTAGCTGAAGTAGTTTTAATAGATGATGAAAATTACAACGGCAATAAATACTGGGATGAATTTATACGAGGCGACCATGAGTAAGCAAACATTTGAGTATTGGTTTGATAAGATTGGATATTTTACATTTAAGTTTATTTTTACCTGTGCAATCATTGGCTTTTGGGTTGGTTTATTTTATTTCATTTGGAGAATGTTATGA